GCCGTTCGTGCTGCATGACGTTCGATGATGTTAAGGCGTACATCGGCGAGGGATTCTGCAAGACGTTTTGGGGTTGGCATATCTCCAATCTGAAAATTTACAAAAAGCCGAAAGCTCTTAGCGAGTTTGGCGCCCTTTGTGACGAAGATTGCCCCAATTGCGAGTTTTGGAAGTACGACATGGTTAATCAGCATGAGCGTGATATGGATTGCACAAATAGCAGCTATCCTTTACGACCGCTGAAACGACCGCCTCAATCGTGGTGCTATGTGGAGGTGAGCGGGAATGAGTGAGCGTAGAAAACTTACCACCTCTGAGCGGCAGCAGATCTATGAGAAATTCGGCGGTCGCTGCGCTTATTGCGGCTGCGAAATCACTATCAAGGACATGCAGGCAGACCATGTTGTCCCACTGCACCTCGGCGGTGAGGACGATATCTCAAATCTCTATCCGGCGTGCCGGGCTTGTAATCACTACAAGTCCACGTACACGGTAGAGAGGTTCAGGGAAATCATTGAACGAGCCTATGACACGCAGATGAAATGCAGCGCAACTTTCCGTAATCTAGTCAGGTTTGGAATGATAGCACGCCCTAGAACGGACGTAAGATTCTGGTTTGAAAGGTGGTAAACAGGAATGAGCGAGTACACCGAAGAATGCAGCGGTTGCCTTGCCGAATACAACGGCGAGTGCACCGCTGAAACATGCAGAGGAAAGATAACACAGCTCGCGCACAATTCCGGGAAGTACACAGACAGCAAGGAACGGCACCAGAAAATGTACAAGCTGTCGGCTGATATGTTCCGGGAGTGTTTCGGCGAGGATTTCGTTGATGAGGATACAGAAGAATGAGTGAATACATAGACCGCGAAAGCATAAGAAAGGTGTTAATGGACGTATGCTCCGACGAAAATTGCCCGATGTTTATCGCCGCGACAATCGACCAGGTTATTGACTATGAGCCTGCCGCCGATGTTGCGCCGGTGGTGCATGGACGTTGGATCAGGTTTAAGGAACCCGATTCTGAAACTGGCTATATACACATGAGGTGTTCGGTGTGCACAGCTTACTGGTCTGACCCGTCACACGCAGACCATTTCCGCTACTGTCCCAGCTGCGGCGCTAAGATGGACGGAACACCATGCGAATAGGCTTATACGACGTCGATAGTCGCCACTTTCCGAATCTTCCGTTGATGAAAATATCAGCGTGGCACAAGGCACAGGGCGATATAGTAGAGTTCGCTGACCATTTCACGCATTACGACAAGGTGTATGTTTCAAAGGTGTTCGGAGACGAGTACAGCCAGATGGACAGTACAGTGTTCAACGCCGACGAGATAATATTCGGCGGAACTGGTTTTGCAATTACGGTAGAGGACGGCAAGGAAATCTATCACCGCGACCGTGATAAAGACCTGCCATCGGAAATTGAGCATATCTATCCGGATTATTCACTCTATCCGGAATACACCAAAGACACGGCTTATGGCTTCCTCACACGCGGCTGCTGCAACAACTGTGACTTCTGCATAGTTAGCAAGAAAGAGGGATTGTGTTCCCGAAAAGTCGCCGACCTTTCGGAATGGTGGCGAGGGCAGAAAAATATCAAACTGCTTGACGCTAATCTCCTTGCCTGCCGTGACCGGAACGAATTATTACAACAGCTTATTGACAGCGGCGCAAGCGTAGATTTCACTCAGGGGCTGGACGCACGGTTCATCACCCCGGAAGTTGCCTTAATGCTCAGGCAAGTCAAGTGTAGCATGTGGCATTTCGCTTTCGATTTCATGAAGAATGAAGCAGCGATTGTCAAAGGCTTGCAGACGTTCGTTGACGTTGTGGGCTATGATCCGAAAAAGCGCAATGCCTATGTTTATGTGCTGACCAACTTTAACACGACATTCGAGGAGGATTTACACCGCGTCAGGCTCATACAGAGCATAGGGCTTGACCCGGATATCCGAATATACCGGAAAACCATAGCGCCTCGTAAGCTGAGAGATCTTCAGCGCTGGTGCAACAATCGATTCGTGTATCGTTCCTGTGATTTCATGGACTACGTTCCCAGAAAGGACGGGAGAACGATACGGGAGTTATATTTTGGAGGTGACAAAAATGACACTTGATAAACTCATAGCGCAGCTCACGGCGCTGTCTGATAAAGGCTGCGGTGCTAAGATGGACGGAGGCGGCAAAGCATGAAAAAAAGTTTCCCTATCTGTGACATTAAATGCGCCAGACAGCTTTGAAGTTGGGAAATGCGAAAGCTGCCCTATAGCTAAGAAGGAGTATCAGGAAACCTATTACAACATGGGCACGTACATGGTTTCTTGCCCGATTGGTTGCAAGCCGATGAGTTGCCCAATGGAGGTGAAAGAATGCCTGAAACCAAATTAAAGCCCTGCCCGTTCTGCGGGGGCAAGGCATATTACAGAACACCTACACACTTAAAAGGGACCGCTTTCGATGTAATGACGGTCGAATGCAAACAATGCGGCGCCTCGCCATACGCGGTAGAAGTTTATGAAAATGATACCGAAGAAAATAAACGTAAGACAATTGCTGAGTTTTGGAACAGGAGGGCGGATGCCAAATGATGAAACGAGCCAAGGGCATTATACGCGCAAAATTCGAATACTGCTCAAACGTGTACAACAGACAGATAACTGAAAAAACACGGAAATGTGCGGGCGTGAAACGAAGAAAAGGAAAGGCGGACAACGTTGCACGGCAAACGAACATGAGGGCTGATAATGGCTAAAGTAAAATGCAGGTCGTGCGATATCTGCGGCGAGATGAACGCCAAAGATGGATTTATGTTCAAAGCTAAACGCATGGAATCTCACAAAGTAAGAGATACGCTCGGGTATATAATAGGCGTAAAATACAGGTGGGCAAGAATCGACCTCTGCGAAAGCTGCTATAATGAGATAGTCAGGAGCTGCCACCGGATCCGTCGCGAACAGAAGGAGGGCTAATACAAATGAAAGTAACTCTTAAACGCTGTCGGTGCGGATTGGGAATTGCACCGATAGTTGACCAGAACAATGACGGAGAATGGGTGATACGCTGCTTCGACATCATCAGCTGCGGAAGAATAGTGTGGGGCAACACCGTAGAAGAAGCAGTTAGCGTGTGGAACGAGGGAGCCAAGACTGATGATGAAACCACACCCTAACCCCTGCCCCAAAGCCGACCGCTGCATACACGCTGCGGAGTGTATCTGCTACGACACATTCCGCGGCGAATACCTTTGTTTCGACAGCAGGACATATTCGAATTATGAAGCAAAGGGCGCGGCGGCAAAGCCAAAGCCAAAGAAGAAAAAGAGGAGGAAATGGACGCATGCCGATTGACAAAAAAACTTTCCTGAAAACCGTGACTATCCTCCACGATACGCGGGAACAGAAGAACGCCCACATCATCGAAGCGCTGGACAAGCTCGGCGTGAAGCACGAGGAACGCAAACTCGACTACGGCGACTATTCGTTCACCGCAGACGGACGCGACTTTTCGATGTCCTGCGTTGTGGAGCGCAAGGCGAACGTGGACGAGATATACAACAACGTGACCAGCGACCGGGGGCGCATAGAAAAGGAACTGTACAGCGCTGCGCAGCTTGCGAAGCAGCTTACTCTGTTCATCGAGGGCGTGGGAAGCTGGGAAGCGCTCAGAGCCTACCACGTCCCAGAATGGCAGATGAAAGCAAGCCCGCAGCGCGTGAAAACCGATATCGGCGCGATGGTGTACTCCACGCTAAAAGCATGGCAGACCGGAAGCCGCTATCACTTCGATGTGCAGTTCATTGAGGACAAGCGCCAGACCGCCGCCCGAATGCTGGAGGTGTTCTATTACTACTGGCGTTCGTACAAGGAAATGACGGCAGCGAGAAAGGAGTGATATCTTGGATATCGAAAAGGCAAGCCAGCTGCTCGGCGATGGTGTCAGCAGCGGAACTGCCGAAACAATGAGCGAGATTTACCCGGATATCAGCGAATACACCCGCGATGACTTCCTGGACAGCGAGAAGCCCTACGAATTTCTCTACATGTTCAAGGACGATAAATTCAAGCAGAAGCGCCTGCTCGCAGAAATGACCGACCAGGCAAAGAAGTGCAGGGTAACGAATTTTCCCACGCTGTACAAGGCGTTCGCAGAGAGCCGCAAGGACGTTGCAGACGACCTCGGGAACTACACCAACTTCCCGTTGCAGCCTGTGACGCTTCCCTGCGGTAAGTGGGTGTGCGACGCTTCCGGAGTGCGCACGCAGGGCGAAAAAGGCGGGCTTGTCTGGGCGTGTCCTCACCCGATAATGCCTGTCGCACGCTACACCAACATCGACACCGGCGAGGAGAAGATAAAGCTTGCGTATTTCAAGGGCAAATACTGGCGCGAACTTATCGTTGACCGCACGACTATCTCGGTCGCGAACAAGATAACCGAACTTTCCAAGCCCGGTATCGTCGTGACTTCCGAAACGGCGCGGAACCTTGTCAACTACCTCTACGATGTTGAGCAGCTTTCCGGCGACCTTCTCCCGGAAGTCGAGTGCGTAACGCGGCTTGGCTGGATAAAGCGCGGTGAAGAAACCGAATTCGCGCCCTACACAGACGGCTTGACCTTTGATGGTGAAGTTGAGTACAAGAAGCGCTATGAGAGCGTGAAACGGCGTGGCAAGCCAGGTGATTGGGATAAGTGGATTGAGTTTATCAACAAGAATATCCGCAGAAACAGCGTTGCAGCACGCATGGTTTTCGCTGCGTCACTGGCTTCGGTGCTTGTCAGACCGCTGGGCTGCAACTGCTTCTGGGTGCACCTCTGGGGCGAAACGGAGAGCGCAAAGACCGTGCTTGCGATGTGCGCGGCTTCCTGCTGGGGAAACCCGGAGCTTGGCGCGTATATCTCCACATTCAACTCAACATACGTTGGCATGGAGAAAACTGCGGCGTTCTACAACTCGCTGCCGTATATCGTGGACGAGCTCCAGATCGTGGACAGCCGCCGCGAAATGGACAACACCATCTACATGCTGACGGAGGGCTGCGGGCGCACGCGCGGCAACAAAATGGGCGGTATCGACAATACGTCCGAGTGGCGTAACTGCGTGATATCCACCGGAGAACGCCCGATAAATTCCAGCCGTTCCGGCGGCGGCTCAGTCAACCGCGTTATCGAGATAGAGTGCAAGGACAAGTTCTTCGGGGACGACAGCCGCCCGGAGTTTGACAGCCCGCGTGACGTCGCAAATTTCGTGAAATCCGTCTACGGATTCTTCGGGCAGATGTTCGTTAACGAAATCATGTCCGAGGGCGTTATGGAGCGCCTGGAGGAGAAATTCAAGGCGTTTTCGGACGAGCTTGTCAGACAGTACAACATCGCGCAGAAGCAGGCGCAGTCCGGCGCGCTTATACTCACCGCCGACTGGCTGATAACCGAGAATTATCTTGACGGACCCGCGCTGACTGCCGCTGACATTGCGCCCTATCTCAAATCCAAGGACGATGTGAGCGTGAATAAGCGGGCTTACGAGTATGTCTGCGAGTACATCACGCAGAACCAGAACAAGTTTGGACTGACCGAGAAAAACATGGAAGTCTGGGGCGAATTCTGCGATGACACCGTGTACATAATCAAGCTGAAATTCGAGCAGATATGCAGCGAGGGCGGGTTTAACCCTGCTTCCCTGCTGTCCTGGCTGGCTGACCGTGGGCTTATCAGACGCACCGACAAGAAGCATATGAGCGTTTTAAAGCGGATAGGAACAGTGCCGACAAGGTGCGTTCACCTCACATTGATGAGCGAAAATGCCGATGAAGCTGATAACAGCGCGGCTGACGACTATCCCGACTTCTAGCAGAAAAGATAATGCACAAGTGTGAGCGTAACCACCGTAACACCCAAACTCAGATACACCCTATATGTTTTATATTTTTCATTTGCGTTTGTTTGAATGTGAAACTAAAAAATATTCTACGCGTGTAGGAAAAGTCGGCGGTTACAGTGGTTTCGGCGGTTACGCACCTTGTGAACCCGTATTGTTAAGCCACAAAAAGCGTAACCAGTTTGTGAACTCTTTCGGTTACAACCGGTTACACATTGCGCGAACGGAGGTAATATGACAGGAAATGACATATTCGAGCTTGCGCGGACGCGCCAACCGCTCCCGGAGGACGCGCGGCTGTCCGCACAGGCTCTCTACACAACAGCGCGGAACATCTACAAGGCGTTTTCGCAGAAACTCATCAGCGTTGAGCAGGCGAAGCGCGAAAAGGCGCAGGCACTCCGCGACTATGACGCATGGGAACGCGGCGAAGCGATAGCCCACGACTATTTCAGGCGCACGGTAGCGCTGCAGCAGGTGTACACGAACGCGGTCAAGGGCGAATGCGAGAACTGCAAGAAGATGTTCGGCATTATGACGGGGTTAATTCCACCCCAGAACGGAGGTAATACATGAGCAAACCCAAGTACGACTATTCTGCGGTAGTCGCGGCGTACAAAGCGGACCCGACTATCGCGGACACACTTCCGGACACACTCCGCACACTGCTGCAGCTTCGTTACATCGAGAATATGCAGTGGAGCGACGTTGCGGAAGCAATGAATTACTGCATAGAGAACATTTACCGCCTGCGCCCCATCGCGCTGGGCAGACTGGAGGGTATCATCAATGGCAAGTGAGAACGACAACAAGCCTGTAAAACGCAAACGTCCCGGCGCGGGTAATCACAAGCCTGCCGTGAATATCGACACAACGAAACTCCCGGCAGACACCATGAGCGCTATTGTGGCCGAATGTTCTCGCGATTTCAAGCAGCCTATCGTAAAGTCTGACGAAGAATGTGTAGAACGCCTCGCTGATTTCTTCATGTATTACGCCCAGAACGGCGGATTGCCCACAGTTGAGAAAATGTGCCTGTCATTAGGCGCCGATATAAATACAGTTTTGGACTGGGGACATGGGACTAAAGGCGACACGCGTGCAGGAATCATAAAAAGGGCGAAGAACATTTTAGCCGCTATTGACGCGGATTTGGTGTTAAAAGGCATGATAAATCCGGTGGCATATATCTTCCGTGCGAAGAACTACTACGGCATGAAAGACCAGCAGGACGTTGTGGTGCAGGCGAAGAACATCTTCGGTGCTGACGTGGACAGGCAGGAAATAGAACGCCGACTATCCGAGGAAGTAGTTATCGAGGACAGCACAGAGGACACGAAAACAGAATAGCGCGTATTTGCGTGGGAATTGCCCCTAGGACGCACGTTTGTGTTCTGGGGGTATAGTTTTTTATGCCTTGCGACTATTCGTTGCGTACAGAGCCGCACGGGTGTCTTAAAACGCAAATGTGCTTGCGACTACCATGTGCGGAGATAATATGAGATATACTATATCTTCTCTTTTCCTTTCTATCTACATTATTATAATATATATGATTCTCACACGGCATGCGACTATTGCCGACTATTTCACGACTATTCGCCGACTATTCCGCGACTGCCCTGCGACTATTCCGGGCATGCGCAGGGAGCCGTGCGGGAATTTGCGTACAGTTCCGGAGAGGGCGTGCCGCTTGTCTGGGTGGCAGATCTGGCAGCAGGAACGCCGGGCGGCGCTGGCTCGGAGGGCAGCAGGCAGCGCCGAGGATCTGCGAGCACGGGCGAGAACGCGGGCGGCCGTATCAAGGCGGCGCGGGGAATGCCTCTATTTGCGCCGGAATTGCCCTTTAAACGCACGTTTGCGCTTTAGGAGTATACTGTATGCCCTCAATATAAACACGCCGTATACGCACGATTTCGGGGGTGTTTCGCGGCGGTGCAGAAAATCGCCCCGGAAAACGCGGGCGCACTCCACCGAGCCGGAGGCAGAGAAAAGCCCCGGCAGGCTTCGAGCCTATCGGGGCGGGTGTTCATTTGGAGTTTTTCGCCGCGTCAATGAGTATCAAGAACGGCATGAGCAGGATATAAAGCAGCATCAAGCGCCCTCCACCTCCTCGCGTTCTATCTCCTCACGCTCCCAATCTTCGGGGGCGTGGGGCTGGAGGGTGACAACGCCGCCGCGCGCTATGCGTTCAATATCGCGCGTGTCGAGAGTATAGCAGACATCAAGGCGGATATTGTGCAGGGTGTATGCCTCAATGCCGCCGTACGGGACGAGCGCCCACGGCTCGCCGATTAAGTAGGTGTCACGCTCCTCACACGCCCAGAGGATATTTACAAGCGTGCTTTCGGTGGTGTCGTCGTAGCGGTCGCGGTGGAGCTTGAGCGCTCCGGCGTTAAGTTCGATTGCGGTCATGCTATCACCTCCTTTACTGCCTCGCATGCGGCGCGGTACGCGTCCGGGTGCGCGTCAACGTAGTGCCATATCTCCGCGCGTGCCTGCTTCACTCCTCCGAGCTCCGGGGCGCACAGCTTCGCCAGAGCTTCGACGGCTTCAAATTCCGCTTTGTAAGCCTCGCCAAACGCGCGCTCGGCGGGGTCGGATTCGGGGCACTCGGTATATATGCGCTCTGCCTCGTTGGAAATTGCATGAAGAGTGATGACGTCGTTTAGAAGTTCGTTGTAGTTCGTCATGCTATCACCTCCCCTACTGCCTCGCAGACGAGCCGCGCCGCCTGCGAGAGTGCGCACGCCTTGACACCGTGCGCCCATGCGCTGCGGGCGGGCTTGTTCTCGATGGCTGCGGTCGCTGCTTCGATGATGTCGGCGGGGGTCTTGGTCTCAGCGGGGGCGGCGTCCTTGTAGTAGCGGGCTGCCACATACCACACACCCGGTTCTACTTCCTCGGCGGTCACGCTGTCGCAGTCGGTTGAAAGGTTCTTAGCGTAAATGGGGCATTCTGCTTCGATAAGAGCCCACTCCCAGCCGGTAGCCTTCGCGAAGCGCTTAATTGCGGTCTGGCGGTTCTTGCAGGTGAATTCACCGTCTGCGTCGGTGTGCGGCTTTTTCGCTTTGTTGTACTCTACTACATCAACATCGTTGGCGCGGTGCTCGTGCTCGTTGTAGTACTCGCTGTACTGGTCGAAGGTGTTGAAATGTCTAGTCATGGTATCCACTCCATTTCTCCGAGGCTTCAGCCCCTCGGCGGCTTGTTTTTCGTTTGTGATTGTATTATATCGCGTTTTCGCTATATTGTCAAGAGGCTTTCGCGGATTTTCATAGCGTTTTCGCTATTTCATTGAATATGTCATAAATTCAAGATTTTGCGGTATGCTGTTTTGTGCAAAATCACAACGAAATCAGCAGGAGCGCCGCCCCCGGTGCAGGAGTACTATATAAAAGGGAAACAGGAACCCGCCGCGCTGGTCCTCGTCACACCTCGCAGGAGCGGCACGCGCCCCGCCCACCTGCCGCCGCCCTCCCGACCCGGA